GGCAAGGAGCCCAAGCCCGACAAGATTCCTATTCCCAAACTGGGAGGGAAGGACGCTAGAAAAGCAGACTTGTCCAAAGCTACTGAAAAGCAGCTGGATAAATTCCTCAAGGAATTCGACATGGACATCCCCGAGATGCACGGAGGGGTTGAACAGAAGAGGGCTCTCGCTAGAGAGCTTATTGAAGACCTTGAGGGCGCTAATAAGACGCTTAATGACATCAGGGCGGGGATGGATGAAGCAACGCTCAAGGATGTCGATGAGTTCCTAGGGACCGGGGAATTATCCATGAAAGCTGGCCGCAAACTTTTGGCGGGGATTAAGAATAACGAAGGGTTAGTTTCTCTTGCGAGGTATATGGCTAAGAGGTCTGTTGCCTTGGGCCGGGCCGGTAGAGAAGCCGCTGGTCGCGAGGGCAACGCCAAGGAGCTTTACGAAAAAATCAGAAAGAACATTGACGACACGGACGGCTGGGGGATGGACCACGCGCAAGCGCAAGGGAAGCTTCTACAGGCTCGCGGTAAACTGGAAGCCCTGCAAACAATCTACGACGAGCAGGAAGCGGTCAGAAAGCTTTACAGCTTTTTTGCTCAGGACGTGCAGCGCACCGCTGACCTAGCCGATGCGGCCCGTCTGAACTCTAAACTAGGGAGTAGCGGGACCAAACTAGAATACGAAAAGGCTATGACGGAAGTGCATAGCGCTCTGGACAAGTTTAATGCGATTCAAGAGTTATGGGCTGAGTATGGAACCACCCTGTCAATGGGGATGCTTCAACGTAAGTTCATTTACAAGGGGATGGGCTCTGGGGGCATTAAGCACAATACAAGAAACTTAGGGTTCGACCTCACAAGCACGGGCAAAACGTCTGTGGATGAACAGCTTTTCCAGCGCACCGCGCGTGGGGGAAGAAGCAAAAAGGCGTTTCTTAAAGAGCTACGAGAAGCGACGAGCGGGAACGACATGGAGCTACGCTTAGCAAAACTAGCCAAGAGTTCCCGCAACGGTTCTTCAAGAACCCTCACATGGTTCCTTAACGCCCTTTTAGGCTCTCCGATGACCATGGCGGTGAACCTTGTTGGTAACGGCCTGATGAAAGCCTTTAGGGACTTTGAAGTCATGGCGGGAGCGATGGGTCAATTTGGAGTGACGGGGAACACGAACTTGCTCAAAGCGAACATAAAGGCCGTGTTTGATTTCGAGTCGTTCACCGAATCGTTGAAATACGCCAAGATTACCCTTAAGACAATGGAGCCCCGTAGTGTTGCGGGATACACGGCTTACTCTGACAACAGGTTTGAAGACCTGAAGGGTGGCTGGGACTTTGGGGACTCTAAAGACCCCCTAACCATCGCTGGTAATTGGCTTGGGAACATAGTTACCGCGCCCTCTAGGGTTCTAATGGCTGGTGATGAGTTGTTTAAGCAATGGAATTATCGTTCCTACATTAAGACCGACTTAGCCATGGATGCGCTGAGAAAGGGCATAAAAGACCCCAAGGAAGTGGCGGCGTATGTTCATCATGCTTTTGAAGGGCATATCAGCAAAGAAGGACGCTTTTTGAATGAGGCAAACATCTATAAGGAAGCGGCCAATAAAGCCGACGACGATGGCTTAAGGTTTGGTGAAAGAGACGAATTCATCAACAACTACATGCAAGAGAACTTCTATAGCAATAATATGCGACTAGATGACGGCACCATTTACAAGACCACCCAGCAAAGGGATATGCTTGTTGAACGGGCTACTGACTGGTCTCTTATTAACACCTTTACCAACCCCGCAGAAAACGCCGGGGCTAGGCATATCCAGTCCTTCGCTATGGGGAACAGGTGGTTTGCGCTTGTTATTCCTTTTGTAAGAACGCCTACAAACATCCTCACATTCGCCCTGAGCCGCGCCGTGCCCGGGCTTGGAGGGTTGCACAAGGTTGGGGAAATGGGCATAGGACGTAAAGTAGGCCTTAGAGCCCCCTTTAGGGCCATGAAGCGGTCCACAGACCTTTCCAAGAGGTATGCAGGCATAGAGAAGGGCGAAGCCTTGGGGTTTGAGCACAGGGGAGCTGAGGAAGCCTACAGAAAGTCAGGGTTCAATGAACCGGAAGTTATTTATCAGAAGCGCGAAAGCGGGGCAGCGGCTGCTTACCACCAACCGGGGACTACACGAAGCTGGACGGAACGGAAAAGGAGAGGCCATAAGACTGTGAGTGAGCCGGTAGGACCGGAGGGAGTCGTTGAAGTAGACGGAGACCGTGTGAGGGAGCTGTATGATTCGAAGGAATGGACAAAAGGAAGAGACTTGGGCGAGGGCCGGGTTGACCCGTTGCCTGAAGACCAGTTTAAGTCGTATGAAGAATGGGAAGATTTCGTCATCCACCACGAAAAAGCCCATCAACACATAAAGCGGAAGCCGGGGGAGGCTAAGCACACCTACGAAAACCGCGTCAACCAAGCCGCGCTTAAAGCTCAGGCGTTCAACAAGGAGTCTGGCTCTGGTTGGAAGAAAACCATGCAAAAGCTTTATGCCGATATGCCTAGGTCGGAAGCCATGGCGAAAGAAAATGCCAACCTCATTGCCCAAGGGGAGTCGAGAGAGGCAGCGGAGTATATTGGCCGCATAACCACATCGGCTATGCTAATGGGGACCATATACTATAACATGGACAAGATTAGGGAGCGGATTACAGGAAAGGCTCCAAAAGCTGAAGCAGAAAGAGCCGCGTGGTTGGCAGACGGCAAACAGGAGTATTCATTCATGCTAGGCGACAAATGGGTGAGCTACCAAAGACTAGACCCCTTTGCTACCATTATTGGCCTATACGCAGACATGATACACTACGGCGAGGCTGCGGTGGACGAAGTAGAGGGCATATTCAGCGACGAAGAAGAGAAGGTCGTTGGGATGGGGGTTGTGCAAAAGGTTATGGCCGTTATTGGGTTGTCCTTCTCCAATAACATCACCAACAAATCCTACGTGCAGGGCATCTCTGATTTTATAGAGTTAATCAGAGAGCCCACCGAAGGGGTTCAGACGCTTCCAAGAAACATCATTGGCGGGTTTGTTCCTAATTATCTTAATTGGTCGCAGAACCTCGCGACAGAAGAGCCAGAGATTCTGGAGGCTAGGAAGCTTATGGATGGGTTCATGAAGCGCCTACCAGCGTTCATGCGGCCAGAGCTTCCAGAAACCCTGATATCTTCCTCCACCCTGATGCCCCGAAGGAATTTCCTTGGGGAGAAGATGACCAAACAAAACAAAGGGCCAATAGGAGGGTGGTTTCCCGGCATTCTTGGTATGGACGCCAGAAATGACATATCGAACGATATTGTTGACTTGGAGTTTGGTTCTTTAGGAACCGCCTTTAAGACCAAGCCGTCTACTTGGAGCGGAGAGCTAAAGACCAAAAACTATCGGAAACGCAATGGAGGGCAGACAGCTTACGACAGACACCAAGAGCTGATGAGCGAGACCAAGATTAACGGAAGGACTCTCAGGCAAGCCTTACGGTTCATCATTGGAACTGAAGACTACCAAGCGCTTCTACCGGCAACGGAGGACGCTATTGGAGAGGCGCATCCAAGGACAAAGGCTCTCTCAAACATTGTTCAGTTCTATTCACAGAGCGCGAAAAACAAAGTGATGCAGGAATACCCTGAATTAAGGGCTGATTATTATAACTTAATGCACCGGAAAGCGGCTCAAAGAGGCCCACAGTAAAACAACTTAACCACTAGAAAAATGGCACATTCATATACGACCTTAGATATGGACGCAGGCGCAGGCACTAACGGTGTTGATGGCCTCGTTCATGGCCCATGGACATTCGACTACATTAACACCGGAGACATCAAATTTGCCATAAAGGTAAGTTCTACTTGGCACTTTATAGCCGTATCAAGTGTAGACGCAGATACCAAGCTGGTGACTTTAGCCGCTGCTCCTTCAGCTGGCCCCGTCAGCGCAGACGCCTCTTCTGAGGGGCGCATCTACAGGTCTACCACAGTGGACGCCCTAGTGGACTTCCAAGGAGGCTCTAGAATCGCTGAGGCTGACTTGGACAACGCATACCGCCAAGGACTCTTTGCGGCTCAGGAAGTGTCTGAGGATGCCAGTACGCTGGGGGGCGCTGGGCTAAGCCTCACTTCGGGCTCCGTAGAGCTGGACCACATGGACGACAACTCTGTTGACAGCGACCAATACGTAGATGGCTCTATTGATACGGCACATATCGCTGACAACAATATTACCGAACCTCTATTGGCAACCACCTTAGACCTAAGCAGCCACACCATTACTCTACCCGCCACAAGCGTCACGGCTGCAATGCTGGCAGCGTCCCTCGACCTCAGCGGTAAGACCTTAACCCTTCCCCAGACAAACGGGCAGGTTCTGGACCGGGTCAGTGCGCCAGCAGACGGAAATAACCAACTAACGAAGCACACCGGAGTAGGGGTATGGACTTGGCCAGATGCGGTCGGCGTTCAAGAACTCACAGGCACCATGGCAGACGTAGTTGGGTCCGTTGTGTGCTACACGCCTCCGGCAGACACCAGTAGAGTTGAATACGAGTATAACTTTACGGTTGCTAGAGACGGCGACACTCCGTCACTGGGAATGTTCAAACTGTATATTGCCGAAGAAGCCGCCTACGACACCCCCGGAGCTTACACTGAAGTGACGAACGCCAAGTTTACGGTGGGTAGTGCAAACCAGTACGGAACAAGAGCCCACTTTAAGTGGGTCTTTCATGTGGGGAACTCCGTATACGGTTCCGGTAACGCAGCCTTTGGTGCTGTTGAAACTTGGGGAGCTTCAAGATTCATCAAGATAATGGGCCGGGAGTTTGACAACAGGGCCGTAAAGCTGAACCAGATGTATTTCTGGGATGATTCCTCTCCCTCAGGTGGGTCTGATACCACTGCCGAATGGGCAAGCTCAATAAGCTACCCGGTCCTCACCATAACTTCCGTGAAATAATGGACTCTACTCACGTTCCCGCAGCTATTGGCATCATTGGGATGCTGGGCTCGTTCACTCTTGCCGATATCAATCTAGTTATCGGTATTGCGGTGGGTGTGACTACTCTTTGTTATTTAATCCTAAAGACCTACAACGAATGGAGAAACAAGTAACCAACCAAGAGGACCAACTAAAGGAACTCCAGACCCTGCTCATAACCGAGTTCATCTCGCGCATCGAGTCAGGTGAGGCAGCTCCAAGCGACCTTAACGCCGCACGGCAACTGCTTAAGGACAATGGAATCCACGCAGGACTCTCCAAGGACAACCCGATGGAGAGCCTTGTTAAAATATTACCCTTTGACGAAGCAGCCAATGGCTAGGAACTACAGAAAGGAATACGACTCTTATCATAAGAGA